TTCGTCTTCATCTTCGTCGGAGTCTTCATCTTCGTCATCCGAGTCCTCAGATTCCCCGCCGAAGATTTCCTCGGCATCTTCTGCTGAGATGGGAGTCAGGATTGCATAGGAACCGTCATCGTATTTGATGAGGATAACCCCATTACCGAGAACCTTACGTTCTACCTCTTTTGCTGCAGCTTTTTTCTTTGCCATAATTGAATTGATTAAAAGGTGTTTGAAAAATGTTTGATTGATTATAGTTTCGTGATAAACTTTTGAGTATATATCTCTCTGTTTTCTTGGACTGCCATAGCTTTCAAGAATACATTTTTATCCCTGATAGCTTCTACTTTTTGAGTGAACTCATTCTGGTTTTTTACTTCAAAAGGTTCACCTTCCTGAGTGTAGGTATCATCTACTGCATTATCATTTTCGGTATAATACCTTTTGACCCCCACTATAAGTTTTACTCCATCCCATGGGTTTTCTGGTTCCCTTTTATTTACTACCGTCATTTTGCATAACCGTTTTTATATGCTGTATAATAGATTCTTGTATATCCTTCCTGTCCTATCCCTGAAAAAGCTTCGCTTATATATCTGTAGCCTTTTTTATTTGCTCGGTAATCATGAGCAAAGTGTTCAGGATAGATATAGTGTTCTCCGCATACCTTTTGGTTAGTTATTATGTAGGCATACCATCCAGTTTTGGTTTTCATCTTGAACTGGGATATTGGTACAAATCCCTGAGTTAATAGTTCTTTGAGAATAAACTTCTGTTCGAGTCTTCTTCTCACCATAGGCATTCCACCCAACCTTCTTAGTACTGCCTTTTGATATTCTGACCAATGTCTTTTAGTCCATTTTATGGAACTGATAACAGAACGTTTAGTTATAGCCTTATATGCTAATGCCATTTTTAATTGGTCCCAAGTTAAGTCACTCTTCTTCGTAAAGAGCCTTCTTTCTTTTGGACTCAATCTCTTTAGCCTTCGATAGCTTAATAAGCTTTTCCGGAATAGGCTTGAGAACAGTTCTATATTCTTTTGTTCCATAATTAAACTTATCTACCAAGTTCAAAAAGTACTTTTCTTTCTGTTGAGATCCGAGTCTCTTTTTCCGAGCAATTCTTTTCCCTAATTCCCTCTGGGCTGAAGACTTCGAGTTTCGGTATACTTCGGTTAACAGTATCTTAGATATTGGCTTCTTCCTTTTCCCAGCAATAAGTAGAGATTGACCTATAACAAACTTCTTCTCTAATGCCGTTTTTCCTTTTATCCAGTGTACTGCTTTCAGATTCTCCCTGCCATAATAGGTTAAAAACCTTTTTCTAGCGGCCTTCAATGAATAGAATCCCTGTAATACTACTGCTGGTTCTCCCTTGTAGTTATAAGACCACGGATACCATTTATGAAGGTAAATCTTGATGTCCCTTTCTTTGATAACCTTTCCGAATCTTCTGTGATATTCTCTCCTCCTCTTCTTTTCCAAGAAGTATGCCCTTACATCGGGAGGTAAAGAATCCGGGTCTACTACCCCGTTAATTCTGGTAGCTTCTTTTAGACATTCCCTGTATCTATCCAGAAAGCGTTTATTCCTTTCCCTATATTTATGAACCTTGATTTTCCCGCAGAGTACTTTCCTTTGCCACTCTTGCTTCATCTTTCGGTTCAATTTTATAACCTGAGGTGGTACCCATGGAATTCCTAATCTGTAACAGGATTCCTCGAAGTCATCTGCATTTTTAAACCTATAGACTCGTGGCATATATCTCTACTCCTTCTTTTGTTTACGAAGTGCTGCCCGATACCATTGTTGAATGGATTTCTCTTTGGCATCCGGGAATCTCTTTTGCACTCTCCGAGTAATTCGGTCGATTGATAACCCTTTATAGGTTAATTCAAATACGTAGGATTTCTTAGTTCCTTTCCAAAGACCATTGTCATCCTTCTCTTTCTTTGGTTTTTTGGGTTTCTCCAACCCCTTTACCCGTTTGGTCTTTTTCTGTTTAGTGACCGCATCCTCACCTATGAACCCAAGGTTAAGTTGATAATTCCTCATTGGGTCATCTTTGGGATATCCAGCAAGCTCTAATTGCTGGTCCATCCACTTATCGTATTCATCGATGAGAGCATTATCCGGCTTATTATCCGAATGATGAATCCACGATGCCAGTCCATTGTAGTCGGCTGAACAAGCATCGGGGAAAGGCATGCCCAGAGCAACTGCTCTTCTCTTCATGTCCTTGTAGGTCATATTTTCTAACCCACTTCCCATGACCTTTAGCTTCTCCTTGTTGAGCTTTAACGGTCTTTTGTCCTTTTTCTTACTTTTGCGCATATTTATATAGGTATAAAATTATTTTTCTTATTTCGTTATACAAATATAATTAAATTTCTCGAAGTTGCAAAATAATTGTATAAAAATTCTAAGAGTTCGTTCTCAAGGTTCTTTTCCTGCGTAGTTTATAGGCTGTATCTAGAGTTTCACAGGTAAAGTCCATGTTATTTATTGATTTGTAGTTAATAGCTTTCTGTACGACCTCCCTGTATTCTTTCCAGAACTTCAAGCCCCCTTTACTGTCCACTGTTTTTTCAAAATATTGGGTTGCCAATAACCCAAAGGTATCTGCAATGGTTTGGCTTTCGAATATATATATCCTTAAATCAGTTATAGCCTTAATTGTATCATCCTCACGTTTAATAGGCATCACTCCATAACCCTCTTCTTGGAAGAGTTCTTCTGATACAATGGCTGTAAAGTATCTCCTACTTGAGGGTCCATTTTTCCAATACTCGGTTATTAACTGCCTTATCTTGAAGTCTGGGATTCTGTGTAAGTAGGACAGATACACCTTATCTTTCTTGGTAGACCTCCTTTTATATGCAGTAGGAGCTTGCAATACCCGAGGCATTATTCGATAGTTGTTCCACCTATCAAACTCAAGAATCAGAGCATAAAGGTCTTTGTCCCATTTATTCTCTGATTCCTTCAGCCTTTTCATGTTCTTTATGATACGGGGATTGGTTATCGAAGTCAATAACCATGAAGAATCTCCTGAGTGTATCTTAGCTTCCTCCTTGGGTAGTCTTTTAACTATGGCCCCGAATAGATAATCCCTGAACCTTGGCTCTATAGGAGATTGAGGGTTTACTAATGATGAATGTAGTTCAAAGTAATCGGAGAATAGTTTGAAGAACTTCTCAGCTCTAGCCTTTAGTTCTAAATACTTGTAATGAGACATCTTGAGAATTTCTCCAGCTTCCCAAGTTGATAGGCCTTTGCCTTGTATAAACATAAGGCTTGCCCTCTCTTGCTCGGTCAAACAGTCCCAAGCCAATTCTTGATGTCGTTCCATGTTAGTATTGTTTGTTCATAAGAATCTCTTCGGTACTACCGTCTGGAATTCTAGATAAGTCAGTATCATAATCGGTTGAATACATTTTATACTCGTCTGATTCATGATATGCTGAATAAAGTACATTCTCCATTGGTACTTCTATCTCTAAACTACCATCCATTTCTGGGTATAGCTTTACCAACATCTTTCTCGTATTTAGATTACTTTCGAGTATTATTGCTGGTATTCCCTCAAACGGATATCCCCTTAATACAACGTAATCTCCAATAGCAACACGAGTAATATCATTTACCGAGAATATCTTATTTGCTTTAGACATTCTGCGATATTTCTTTACTTCTTCTTTAGTTATGGTGGCTACCATTGAATAATCATCAAAGTCCTCGGCATTATCTACTCTAAGCCTTTTTCTTTTTGGTCTGTAGTCCAAAGACTTCATAAATGAAAGTATACCTGGGATGTCTCTTTTTAGTTTGTTTAAGTAGTATCGGTCAAAAGCTTTTTCTGGCTTCATCTTTATGAATCCATAGTTGAATAACAATGGTACATCTTCGTACTCATTCTTACCTTTCCTGGACTTCTTAAGTACGCTTATGGTTGGTACTATGGCTTTCACATGTTTATACCCCCTACATTTCAAATCAGAATTGATTCTCTTGTAGAATTTCCTGTCAAGCCTGAATATACAGTATACATAGGGGGTCTTCATATTACTTGTTCAATTTACGAGCGTATTTGAATACGTCTGAATATGTTACCAATCGTTGAATTTCTTTGAACATATACACAGCTAAATGTACTTTCGGGGTTTTTATCTCCATTCGGGAAAGTTCTGAACAATTTTCCATAAGGAACGAATCTATTTCCCCAGCTTCCACAATAAAGAAAGCTTCACCTTTTGGCATAGAATTATACCGCATGATGAGTATGGGTATTTTTCCTGCACGTTTAGCATCCTTTGTAGCCTGTTCCCAAAAGGATATAATTTTACAGCTCTTAAGTCCCAGTAGTATATGTTCGAACTTAATATCCTGATAGTTTTTACATTCGATTGAGAATGGGAAGCGACGTGAGTGTTTCTCATCAGTACATACCAAATCTCCCATAGCATCCTTAGCCTTTGCCCATCCTCCTGAACCTGGGGTTCTAGAAAATTTATATCCTGTCCAGGATTCCCAGGCCTTTGCTATAGTACGCTCGAACCTGCTTCCTTTGTTTCGACTATTCTTTCTCATGTTTGATAGTGTTTAATACCAATAGTCTAATGTACAATACCAGTATAATACCCCTCTTGGTATTTCTTATAAATACTCGAGATACCTGCTGAAGTGATTTTCAGAGAAAGTTTTTGAATTATATACTTGTTTGTAAATCCCCTTTTTCTAAGCTTTATGATTTTCTTAAACTCCTCTTCATTAACTTTACTGTGTACATGCCAACCTCTTTTCATATAGTTGGGATTATTGTGTTTCTTACCATAGATAGTTTTCAACCTACCATCTTTAACCATTTGTTGTGAATTCATTTTCTTGGTGCCCCAATAAAGGTTTTTGTAGTAATCATTCAAAGGGTTGTTATCTATGTGACATACTTCAGTATACTCTTCAGGATTTGTATTACATACCCAAGCCAATGCTACTAACCTACTGCGATAGCATTTTATTTTACCTTTTTCTTTATGTACTAAGGATATCTTATATCTACCATCTCCTTTCCTTTGATAACACCGTATGCGATGGAATGAAGTAGACATTTTATGACTACCTTTTATATACCTACTGTATACTCTACCACTTTTACTAATATAATAACCTGGGAATCCCGGAACATTATCTTGTCTCATACCCACTAGTTAATTTTATTAACTATAGTAAGATAAGCCTTTGTCCCTCTTGACTGTTAATACTCTGGCCTTGATTGGTATACTCTCTTGATGAGTTACCATGAATACTGTTAGCTTTTCGGTTATGGATATCTTTTCTAATAGTTTACTTACCGTATCACAATATTCCCTATCTAACCCCTCAAAAACCTCATCCAAAAATAACACATTAATTCTACAGTTTCTACGAATCATAGAATTCATAGCCAATACCATAGCTATGTTCACCAAAGTTTTTTGACCACCCGATAATTCCTCGTATGATACTTCTATACCATCCATTATTATCTGGGTATTGAAGTCCTTCTTAACTCCCTGTATATCTACATAGAATAAGATACTGAACCCAAGTACATCAGAGTATGATTCAAGTGTTTCATTCAGAATATCCATTGAACTCTCGAATAGGAATGCTTTTATACCCCTATTCCCCAGAGGGTCATCCATTACCCATTTGTAATTATCAACCTTTTCCTTCTGGTTTTCCATTTTCTCTTCTACGGTTGATAATTTCTTGGTTAAGGTTGAAAGCTGAGTTTTATATTTGGTTATTAACCCTTTGTTTACTCCCACCTTCTTTTCTGAAAGAAGTCTTTTGATTTCTGATTCTACTTGTTCTATCTCTCTTTGTATCTTCTTTACTTCGTATTCCTTATCCCTAAGTTCTTCCAGTTCATCTCGATAACCAGATATTCTGTCGGATATTTTGGAATATTTACCCTGTAACCTTTCAATATCTCCGAAGGCTTTCTTTACTTCCATTAGGCGTTTCAAAGAGCTCTTAATATCACCACTCTTCAATAACTTTACTATTCCTTCAATGAACTCTTCTAGAGATACCTTGGTTTTCTTCTTGGCATCATTTATCTTGTTGATAATATCCCTTTGACTCTCCTTTGCATCTGATAACCTTTGTTCGATTCGGTTTTTCTGAGTTACTGTCTCCTTAAGCTCACTTGATTTTTTGGCCTTAGCTAGCAGTGATAATCTCTTTTCAAGAACTTTAACCTTTGAAGAGATGTCATCTTTCACAGTACTAGCCTGTTTCTTTAGGTCATCAACCATCCTTTGAACGGACTGTTTCTTATCCTCTAATGTTCTATATCTTTGAGAGATATTCTGATACTCTTTCAGAGCTTCTGTATAGTAGCCCTTAGCAATATCCCTAGCTTTAGATATGTATTCCAACTCAAAAATCTCCTCAAACAATTCTTTCTTGTCTGAAGAAGATTCTTGTATCAGTCTTTTCATACCTTGACCGAATAGTACTGAATTCATAAAAAGGCTATACGACATACCCAAATCAGCGACTATAAGCGCCTGTATCTCCCCCTTACTTTTCTCTTGTACTTCAACAGCATCTATCTCATATATAAGTCTATCTTTACCCTTGGCTCCATTCACTTCACCTTTATACTTAAGGCATCTGGTTATTTTGTGAGTTTTACCATTCTTACCAAAGTATATTTCTACCTTAGTTCCCTGATAGGATTTGGGTCTATACTTCTCCCAGGTATTTACGTCTGACTTACCCTTTAGATTCTTACCGTAAGCACCCCAAACTAAAGCTGATAAGATTGTGGTCTTACCCTCTCCTGTAGCTCCTCGAATTACAGTTATCCCCTTCGAACTTAGGTTTAATTCCAAATGAGATATGGAACAGAAGCCATCGACTATAATATTGCCAAACTGTATCATTCTGCCTCCTTAATTACTTTTAATAATGTGGCCTTTTTATTTTGGTCTTTTATACCTTTTGCCCTCATATACCTCCTTACCATCGTTTTCTTAGTAAGTTCCCTGGTTATTTGCGGGGTATCTTCCACCGCCATAATCCGAGACTTGCTAGCAATGACAGTATAATAATTACCATCATCTTTAATTTCATCTTCTGATGACACGTCCACAAATTTAGGAAAGCCTTTGAATGGCTTAAATTCCATTGAGAAGTCTTCATATATTTTCCAATATCCCAGTTTACAATTGCGGTCTGTTCTCCTCTGTTGTAGTGGAGCTCCTACCATGTATATCTTTTTTCCGAGTCTCTGTGGTTTATGTATATGACCTATCAATACCAGTTTGAATTTAGATAGTAAATTCACATTCAAATTCTCTACTGTTCCAACTTCAGTGTTGTCGGTATCTTTAGCTCCCGGGTAGTCAGTATGCAATAATAGAATTGTGGGCTTTAACATGGCTTCTTTCAACTCAGCTTTGATTAACCCATCTAACCCCTTATTGTGGTCTAAATAGGGAATACCTACTACTCTGAACTTATCAAACTCATGATAAGAGAAGTCCAGACTATGTAAGAACGAATACCTACGACATAAGTTTGCCCAGTGTGATGGAGATTGATTAGTTATCGAATTGCTTTTCTGTAGGTCATGGTTTCCAGATATACCATATATGTTAAATTCCTCGCACCTATTTAACTCTTCGAACTGTTCAATTATAATTTCATCAAGTGAAGTACTTATATACTCTGGACGGTGCATAAAATCCCCGCAAAAAAATGCCGGACATTTATACTTAATACATAAGTCTTTAATCAAAGAGAGGACCCTGAAAATACTTAGGGTCCTCTTATTATCCTCATTGAACTTAGAGAATTCCCCTAAGTGCAAATCGGAGAATGCTATACCTATCACCTTCATAACTGAAGAAATTTCTTGATAAGGTGTTTTCTCTTCTCGTAGTTCATCTCATCCAGTATCATGACTTTTATCTTGTAACCCATGATTTCCAGTGTACCGGTATTAGGTATACCATTTACATACTGGAGTATATTTGAATCGGGTTTATATCCCCACAGGTCAAGTATACCATACATTACCTGCGATACCTGGAATTGATAATACCGAGATAATACTCGTTTACCATTGTCTTCTGTTACCCATTCATTGAAGAAGCTTGCTGAAAAAGGTATGAAAATTAGGTGAGTACACTGTTGACCCAGTAACATACGACATAAGTCTACTGCATGGTCTAAGTCGCATTCGGCTATCCTGTGAGAAAGTTTGTTGATGAAGTATGCTGCCGAATCAAAGTATGACCGGTCAGTTACAAAGCTGTCTTCTCCCCTAAAAGCTTTGTTACGCAGATTAAGTACTTGCATATCCTGAGCAAATACTGTACTGGCATCTTGCTGAATCATATCAGCATGAGGCATGTCTCTTGTTTCAGGTACCAAGTCCGAATATGACCCGGATATGAAAGGTATCTTTAACATATCCGCTACTTCCTTGGCAATGGTTGTTTTTCCAACCCCCGAAACACCGGTGAACATAATTTGATATTTCCTACCGTTGTACATAATGTTGTAGTTTTTTGAAAGGTTCCAAAAAATCGGGTATCTTGAAAGACCTAAGGTTAAACTTATCTAATACCATGAATAACCTATCTTTCCTTTTATTATTAGTACATCCTTTTACCCAAGGGACTTTCTTGATAGGGTGAAGAGTTAATGCAGTTCTCAAGTCTATAAGAGGCTTGTTCTTCTTGTATAACTCTTCTAGCTGGTCCCTTTCAATGCCCTTGAACTCTGCTCCTTTTGCATCTATGAAGTCTGCTATGCTCCCATATTGTTTCAGGAAAGCTTTAGTCTTCACTTCTCCCATACCATAATAACCGGGTATATCATCCGATTTATCTCCATTAAGTATTAGGTAGTCAACGCATTCCTCTGCAGAGTAACCCATTATATCCTTACAGGTTTGACTAAGGATTAGGGTATCTTTGTTAGGATTGAATATCTTGACTCTTTTGTCGAGTAATTGACAGAAGTCTTTGTCAGAGGATATTATGAGAGATTTACCCGGATGGTTTATTGCCAACCAAGCAATGTAGTCATCAGATTCATATCCCAAGCCTTTTCTATCGATAATCATATGAACTCCGAGTAACCTTAGAATCCTTCTCAACAATGATAATTGTTTATTGAAGTCCTCGTAATCCATACTTATCTTACTCCTGTGTGCTTTGTAACCCTCGAGTAGACCATTACGGAAATTAGACTCTTTGCTCTCATGAGTATCGAATGTAATTACTACATGGCTTGGTTTAAACCGAGTTAAGTATGAACCGAGGATTCTTAAGAACCCGTACACCAACCCGGTACCAGCTCCGTTATTGGCTTTAAGATTCTTAAACTTATGGTATGAACGGTGAGCAAGGTTACTCCCATCCACTACCATAAGCATCCTCGGTTTTCTACCCCTCGTCCGGGATGTATTCGTCTTCTTCTGCATCTTCAGATTCTATTTGAGATTCATAGTCTAAGTCTGCATCAACAGGGAACATGTTTCGTGTAATCTTCTTGAGCTTTCGCTTAGTGGTTCCTATGGTATTTATTCCGGCAGCCTTTAACAGCTTTTTCCTTAACTCACCATCTTCCTCGATTAACCTGTGGAAAGCCTCTTCACCTCGACAGAGTTTCTTTCCTTCAAACATGTATGTTCCACC